TAGAGGCTAATGGCAGGACAACTAGATACAGCATTAAAAAACATTGCAAAACAGGTTGTTGCTCAACTTGGCGATTCTTTAGATACAACTATTGTTTACACAAGAAAAGGAGTATCAAGTTATAACAATGCAACTGGAGAATACATAACAGTAGATACGAATTATACGATAAAAGTTCCTATTGAGTTTGTTAGATCAACAGAAGAAACAGGGTTTCAAGAGAATGTGGCAAGATTATACATAACACCTGATTTGATAGGAGATAATCAACCTTTACTGCAAGATGATATTACTCTTACATTTTCTGGATCAAGCAGAGGTTGTAAGATAACAAATATTCTTACTCTGAAAGGAGGTCAAGAATATTTATTTAGAGTTGACGTTATTTTCTAATGAGTTTAGTAAACGCACGAGCAGCATTTGAAACCGCAATATTAGATGCGGTAACAGACGCAGATCCTACTTTTAGTAATATTCGACAATATGCCCCTAACTACTCCAGGTAAGAACAAAAAATATGTGATGGTAAGTTTAGATTTTGGACAATCTACTACCCAAACACAGGGAGCAGCACAAACTTATTATTCTGGATCTATAAGATGTGGAATTATGACACCTTCACATAAGGGAAGTGCGGAGGCATCTGCTATAGCTGAAACAGTTATTACAGGTCTTACTTCTGTTAACGCTTCTACTTACACAGATACATTTTCTGTAAGTCCAAGAGTATTACAAATTGAAGGACCAACTTCTGTAAATGTTGAAGAGGACAGTCATTATCTATCTGTTGTAAGCTGCGACTTTACTGCTAATGCCTAAAGATTTTAAAAAACATTTTACTAAGGACTTAGGAAAGGCAATAACTAAGGGAAGGAAAGAGGTTGCGAAAACAGTAACTCGTTCTTTAATTGAAAAAGGCCCGTGGTGGACAGGAACATTTGGAGAAAACTGGATAGTATCAAAAAGTCCTGTACAGGCAACTAAGAAAAGAAAACCAGATTTTCCATATTATTTAATTCCTGACCCTACAGCCAGGCAGATAAAAAACCCTAGAGTACCAAATGTTGCTCTAGGACAGGACTTATTTGTTGGTAACAGAGCTAAGTATGCTGGCTTTGCTATAAACGCACCAGGTCAGACAAGACCTGATTTAAAAGGTAATCCTGTTACTTATGCCGAACATGGTACACAACACGCTTTAACTGCAATCGGACCAAATTGGTACAATATCTATACAAAAGGTGGTCTTATCAACAAAGATATAGCATTTGCCTTCAAAAAGGTTGGATTTAAGTAATAAAGTAGTAGTATAGTAAATGAACGTACTAATTTATTTTGTATGCCAACAGAAAGAGCAATCGACAAGCTAAAGAAAGCATTTAGCATAGCTAACAAAAGTAGTTACCCAATTTACAAAGATGGAGAACTAATTGTAAAAGTGTATTGGACACCTTTAACTATTGCAGATAGAGATGCCATAAATGCTACTTTAATAAGAACAAATAAGGGTCAGGAAGAAGGAAGTTTAGACTTTGCTCTCCAGGTAATAATAAATAAAGCTGAAGATGAAAATGGTCAAAAACTATTTATTGAAGCTGACAAACCTAGCTTGAGAAGAGAGATACCACTAGCAGTTCTATTAGAACTTATGACTAAGATGCAAGAAGTGAGCGAGGAGGCAACTCCCGATGCCGTAAAAAGCACAACTTGATAAAGATAATTATTTATATTTACAGTTTTTCGTTGCAGAAACTTTAGGAATTACTTTAGGTCATTTACAAAAGAATATGACTGTAGAGGAACTCTATGCCTGGAACGCATATTTTAGGTTGAAAGGGGAAAGAGAAGAAAAAGCGTATGAAGATATGAAAAAGAAAGCTCAATATCGTAAGGTACGCTAAACTAAATGTAATGTTTTATCGAGATTAGTGGCATCTAATTACGAAGTTAATATAAAACTGAATACCAGGACTGTTAATAAGCAGCTAAATAATCTTGAGAAGCGTATATCAAAGTTAAATAGATTAGCTCAAGGTGGAAAAGCAAATAGAACAGTACTTCGTAATGAACAAGAAAAAATAAAAAAGACAGGTCAAAGACTTGGCTTAGAAAATAAAATATTAAAGAGAAAACAGGAACAGTTAAAGGTAGATCAACAACAGTTAAAAGTTCTACAACAGCAAGGCAATACCAGAACTAAACAAGCGAGTGGCGGTGTAAGGGGAACAACTGGAGGAGCAGCTAGAGGTGGCGGTGGTTCGGGAGCTTTATCAAGTGCAATTATTTCTGGTGCATTTCCTCTATTATTTGGACAAGGACCGTTAGTAGCTGGTGCTGGTGCATTAGGTGGTGGAATAGGATCTTTAGTTGGTGGTCAGATGGGAGGTTTTGCAGGAGGTTTACTTGCAACTTCCATTGCAACACCTATCCAGCAGTTTGGAGTTGAAGCAGCAAAATTAGGTAGTGCTTTAAATCCTGCTACTAAAAATGTAGAAGCCTTAACAGCAGCATTAGGTGTTACTGGAACAGAATTTGAAAAGAACATAAAATTACTTCAAGAATTGGGAGATGAAGAGGCAGCTTTTCAAGAAACAAGAAAGAAAATGCTTGGTCTAGTTGGTTCAGAGGGTGTTTCTTCTTTAGAAGAGTTTGGAAAAGATACTACAGAGTTAGCGAATAGTTTTGCTCAGTTAATGACTCAAATGCAAGCTGGTTTTGCAGATATGATAAATTCTGCTGGAATATTTAAAATGCTTGCAGAGGGTGTAAAACGAACTGTCACTCTTAATCAAGCTAACCAAAATATATTTGACGATCCACGAATCGCAAAAATAAATGAACAAAGAGAGAGAAGAGCAAAGATAGGAGCCATAAGAGCAAATAAAGAGGGAATACCAGGTTTTAGAGACTTAGATCAACAAGCGATAGAGTTACAAGACCAATTAAATTTAGAGAAGGCTATAGCAGATGCTAAAGAAATGCAAAGAAAAGTAGCGGAAGCGAGTATGAAGAAAACAAAAGAACAAATTGCCTTTTTAGAAGAACACGTTGATAAAACTGCCGAAGAATTTGAGATAGAAGTAAAGATAAGAGAATTAGAAGATGCAGGAGTAAAAGTAGATAGAGAAAGATTTATAGCAAACGAAAAGAGATTGAATCAGCTTCAAAGAGAAAGAAAGTTAGCGGAAGAAACAGCGGCAGCGTTTGAAAGAATGTCTCAGACAATAGCTACAGATATAGCACAGGGAATACAGGGAATGATCCGTGGTACATCTACATTGAATGATGTACTAAATAGTGTACTTAACAAACTGATAGATGCTGCATTTAACATGGCATTGTTTGGAAATATGCAGGGCACATTAGGAGGAGGGGGATTATTTGGCTCGATACTTGGTGGACTTGGTTCAATATTTAGTATGTCTAATCCATTTAATTCTGTTGGAGATTCAGCTTTAACAGGAGCATTTTCTGGACCTGTAACTTCTGCCCCTTTTATAACAGAGGGTGTTTTTGACACAGGATTTGATACAAGTTTGATAGGTGCTGGTGCTTTAAAGTTTGCTAATGGTGGTAGACCTCCTGTTGGTAGAGCTTCAATGGTAGGAGAAAGAGGGCCAGAACTTTTTGTTCCTGATAGAGCAGGAACTATAATCCCAAACCATGCTCTCGGTGGTTCAACAAATATAGTAGTAAACGTAGATGCTTCTGGATCTAATGTAGAAGGAGATGAAGAAGAGGGAAGGCAGTTGGGCATGGCATTGTCAGCAGCGATAGAATCAGAATTAATCAAGCAGAAAAGACCTGGAGGTTTACTTGCGTAATGGCTACTTTTCCCTCAATTACACCAACATACGGACAGCAGAAGAGATCCGCACCACTAACTAGAACAGTTCGTTTTGCTGATGGTTATGAACATAGAATATTATTTGGGCTTGCTGCTCATCAAAATCCAAAAATCTACAATTTTACTTTTGAAGTATCGGAAACAGATGCAGACACCATAGAAGGTTTTCTTGATAGTCGTGCAAATGATAGTGCCAGCTTTACTTTTACTCCACCAGGAGAAGGTTTTACAAAAACAGGAACTTACTCTCAATCAGGCACTACAGTAACAATTACGATTACAAGTCATGGTGTAGCCGTAGGAGATGAACTTACTATTGATTACACTTCTGGATCGGCAACTGATGGCACGTTTCTTGTCGCTTCGGTAACTGATTCAAATGTTTTTACTGTCACTGCTGCTGCCAGTGCTACTAATAGTGGGAATGTTTCGATTACTTTATCGGGTGCTGGACAGTATGTTTGCGAAAATTGGTCAAAATCTATACCATATAACAATAGAGCTACAATCCAAACAACATTTAGAGAGGTGTTTGAACCATGAGCAGTTCTGCTATTGTTAGCAATCTTCAGAGTATAAATCCATCATCAGTAATAGAATTATTTACACTTGCCTTAGACAGCAGCTTGCATGGAGCAACAACAGTTTATAGATTTCATGCTGGCTCATCTTTGAAGGATAACGGAGAAGTAGTCTGGGCAGGAAACACATACCAAAGATTTCCTGTAAAAGCTGAAGGCTTTGCATTTACAAAAGGGCAACTGCCTCGCCCCACTTTGACAGTAAGCAATGCTTTGGGAACAATCACATCTATATTGCTTACAGTAAATGCCACAACTACTGGAAATGATCTTACTGGTGCAACTGTTACTCGCATCAGAACTTTGGCAAGATTTATAGATGCTGTTAATTTTCCTAGTAATGTAAACCCTTATGGAACACCAGATGCTACAGCAGAGTTTCCGCAGGAAATATATAAAATAGACAGAAAATCAGCAGAAAATAGAGAGGTTGTTCAGTTTGAATTAGCAGCAGTTTTTGATCTTGCTGGTATCCGTGCTCCTAATAGACAATGTACTAGAGCAGAATTTCCCTCAGTAGGTACAGTTATAGGATGAATTGGAAAGACGCTGCACTTAATCACGCTGAGACAGAAGATCCAAAGGAATCTGTTGGGCTTTTACTGAATGTTAGAGGTAAAGAAAGGTATTATCCTTGCCGTAATCTTTCTATGACAGCACATCAATGTTTTATTCTCGACCCAGAAGATTATGTAAAGGCAGATAATTTGGGCGATATAGTTGCTGTTGTTCACAGTCATCCATCAACTCCAGCTATAGCTAGTCAGGCAGATAAAGTTAGTTGTGAACAAAGTGGACTACCTTGGCACATAGTCAATCCAAAAACAAAACAGTGGGGGTATTATGAGCCACAAGGATACGAAGCACCTTTACTAGGTAGACAATGGGTATGGGGCGTAACAGATTGCTGGTCTTTGGTTCGTGATTATTACAAGCAAGAAAAAGGAATAAAACTTAAAGATTATGAAAGACCTATAACTCCAGAAGAGTTTATGAAAGATCCTTTATTTGAAAGTTATGCTTGGAGAACAGGATTCAGAGAACTAAGACCAGATGAAAAATTAGAGTCTGGAGATGTCTTATTGATGAGTATTTTAGATTCAACTTTAAATCATGTAGCTATTTTCCTTGGAGATGAGGTATTACATCATTTAACCGATAGACTATCTTGTAGAGAGCCATACTCTCCTTGGTTACTAAAATGCACAGGAAAGAGGTATCGTTATGCTTCGTAAAATAAAATTATATGGAGAACTTGCAAAGTTTGTAGGACATAAAGAATTTGAAGTAAAGGCAGATACTTTAGCTCATGCTGTTAGTTTTCTGATAAATAATTTTGAAGGTGTAGAGAAATACATGAGTCCTAAACATTATCAGGTAAAAGTTGGTAATTATGCAATAGATGAATCAGAGTTAGCTCATCCTATTGGACAGGAAGATATACACTTTATTCCTGTTATTACTGGTGCTGGTAGAGGTGTTGGAAAAATATTATTAGGAGCAGCATTAATTGGATTTGTATTTTTATCGGGTGGTGCAAGTTTTAGTTTAAAACAAGGTTTAACTTTTAAAGAAGGACTATTAGGTAGTGCATTTTTAAATAAATCAATAGCTTATGTCGGAGGTTATTTGTTGTTGTCAGGTGTTAGTGAAATGTTATTTCCAATGCCTCAACCTCCTAAATTTGAATCAGAAGAAGATCCTAGATTATCATTTAGTTTTGGTGGAACGCAGCAGACAGGAAGAGCAGGAACTCCTGTTCCTTTAGTTTACGGAGAGATATTTACTGGTAGTGTTGTAATAAGTGGTGGTATTGATACTGAACAGGTACAAGCATGATTGAAAAAAAACATCTTATTAGAGGTGCAAAAGGTAATGATCCACCTCCATCTCCTCCCCAACCGACTAGAGAACCTGATACCTTACATAGTAGGCAGTTTGCAACTTTTCTTGATCTTGTTTCAGAAGGAGAAATCGAAGGTTTTGCAACAGCATCAAAAGAAGGCAGAACAAAAGGTACAACTGCATATAACAATGCTGCATTAAAAGATGTTTTTCTTAATGACACTCCAGTATTAAGATCAACAGCAGATTCTACAGATCCACAGACCACAGATTTTAATTTTCAAGATGTAAAGTTTACTCCTCGATTTGGCACAGGAGATCAAACAAAAATACCTGGGATTGAAAGTAGTGTATCAACAACAAGTGTTGGTGTAGAAGTTACTGCAAGCACTCCTGTTACTCGTCAAATTACAAATACAAATGTTGATGCTGTAAAAGTTTCTATCACATTTCCACAGTTACAAAAAGCTACTGATGCTGGCGATTTACTAGGTTCCTCTGTTCAACTTAAGATTGCTGTTCAATATAATTCTGGTGGTTTTACAGATGTCATTACTGACACTATTAGGGGTAGAAGTGGAGATGCGTACCAAAAAGATTATCGTGTAAATATTACTGGTGCGTTTCCTGTTGATATAAGGGTTAGCAGAGTCACAGCAGACAGCACAGATACTAATTTAAGAGATGCTTTCCAGTGGACAAGTTTTGGGGAAATTAT